CGCGGAAACAAGGCGCGATTGGTGAAGGCGTGGACGGAGAAGGACACGATGCAAACGTGCCGGGAGTTTGTGAAGTTGTTTGAGGCTGAGAAGCTCACGCCGGGTCAAATCTACGGGGACGCGGACGGCATGGGGACCGTATTCTGTGACGTGCTGGCAGAGATGGGGTGGCGAATCAACCGCTTTCACGGCGGGGCTAAGGCGAGCGAACCGGAGGAATATGCGAACCTGATCGGGGAAGTCTGGCACGTTGCGGCAAGGGAGATTGAGCGGGGCAGGATCAACCTTGGCGAGCTTGACCCCCTCACTTTCGAACAGTTGACCACCCGAAAGAGCGAATGGAGCGACAACGGGAAATTGCGCTGCCAATCGAAGGAGAAAATGAAGAAGGATGGGTTGAAATCCCCTGACCGGGGCGATGCCATTGTTGGGTGCATCGGATGCGGCTCCCGGCTTTACGGCGCATGGACGGCCAGCAGTAAAGCCGAGACGAAGCCGGGGACGTTTGCCGCGCCAACCATCACGGGCTTCAATTCTATTTAAGACTTGCGAAAAGTCTATTTTAGTCTATTCGGGGCGCATGACGAAAGCCGAAACTCAGGGCGTGACCTTCCCCCTTCCCGCGCAATACAGGCAGCAGGATTATGACTTGGCCAACGTCACGCCGGATCAGGTCCGCTCAATCCTCCGCAACGTCCGCAACGGCAGGCTTGAGGATCAGGATCGGCTCTTCCGCCTGATGCTAGACACTTGGCCGCGATTGCGGAAGAACCTAGGCGAAGTAGCAGGGGCTGTGTCTCGCCTCCCGCTGGAAATCATCGCGCCGATTGCCGAGGGTCAAGAGGAAGCCACCCCAAAAGCATCCGCGATTGCCGACGTCGTGAGGCGGGCGTTCAACTCCTACGCGCCGAAAGCAGGGGCGTGGGAACTTTCGGGGCCGGATTCAATGAAGGCGGGGATTGCCGCGTATCTCAAGGGCACGGTGGTTTTGGAAATCGTCTGGCAGATTGCCAATGGCATCGCATCACCCCGCTGCTACTCGCCAGTTCCGGCGAAATACCTTTCATTTCCGCAACAGGGCAACGAAGTGGATAGGCTCATGGTCGCCCCTCAAGGTGTGCCCACCTCGACGCTGGAGGACTTCCCGCCAGACCGCTTCCTTGTTTTCGTTTGGAGCAACTTCGACGCTCACCCAATCCATGCCGCTCTATTGCGCCCGCTTGCGAAGGAGTGGCTTGCCTACATTTATGGCAAGGGGTGGGCGATGCAATACGCGCAGCTATTCGGCATCCCATGGCGAACCATCAAGACGGATGGCAGCGATGAGGCCAACGCGGAGGCCGACGCATTCCTTGCTAACATCGGATCAAGCGGATGGGCAAGGCACACGACCAGCACCGAGTTTCAGATCCATGATGCGGTTAAGGGTGATGCTTCCCAACTTCCCCAAATGGTCATTGCTCACGAAGCCGACAGGCAATGCGACATCCTTCTGCTAGGTCAGACCCTCACGACGGACGTAGGGGACAGCGGCAGCCGCGCACTTGGTGACGTTCACATGGCCGTTCGTGCTGACGTTCTCCAATCCGTCGCTTCATGGGTTGCCGGCGTGATTACCGATCAACTCATTCCAGCAATCGTGCGCTTCAACTTTGGCAGCGTCCCGACGGAGGAAATGCCCTATTGCGAAATCAAAGTGCCGGAAGCACGCGACGAGAAATCCATTGCCGAGCGGGTCAAGCTATTGAAGGACATCGGATTGGACATTCCCAAGAAATGGGCACATGAGACGCTTGGCGTCCCGATTCCAGAGCCGGGTGATGAGTTGCTGGAATCGAAACCGGAAGAGGCACCGCCGCCGCCGCTCAACGTCCCGCAACCGGATGATGACGAGGAAGACGATGATGAGGAAGAGTTGCGCCCGACCGACGAGATGGCCATAGCCGCCAGCAAAGCACTTGAAATGCGCCGACTGGCCCCACCCGGACAGCGGACCATGGGCGGGCTTGGCATGGCACGCGCAAGGGACATTGCGAACGGCGTGCCGCTATCGGTGGAAACCGTGCGATCAATGGTTGCCTACTTCGACAAGGCGGAAACCGTCCGCGCATCATGGCCGGAAGGTGCAAAGGAATGGCAGGCATGGAACGGCTACGGTGGAGACGCCGGGGCGAAATGGGCGCGGGAAACCCTCGAAAGAATCCAATGACCGCCGATCAAGTCAAAGCCAAGTATGCCAAGCGGTTTCCCGAAATCGCGGAGGCATGGCTTGCGGTGATTGACCGGGAGCTTGCCGACCTCATGGACAAGAGCGAGCGCATGACCATCGGCGCGTTCTATGCCGAGGTTGAGGCGTCCCTTGCCCGCATCCCGAGGATGTTTGACGAGCTAGGCATTCAAGGGCTTTCCGAGGAGTTGGAGGAGGCGATTGGTGAGGCGGTGATTGCGGGATTAACAGAAAAGAAACCATGAACACGGGCAAGTCATTCATCACGGTTAAGGTTGATTCGTCGCAGATAGACGAGGCTAGGCTAGATTTCATCCGATTAACCTCCGCTCCCATAAGGCGCGAAGCTGTTAGGATAGGAGCAGAAGCGGCTTTGATTTCTGTAAAGGGGTATTATGGCCGGGGCGGGCGATACATGTGGGAAAACAAATCACTTTCAACGCATGGCCCCGGAAGAACCAGCACCAACTGGTTTTTCCCGGTGGAAAGCGGCTGGCACATTTCCAGCGCCAACGGCACAAGCACGACCTTATCAAACAACACCGTTGGCCTAGCTCACAAGGTCACAGGCGGAACCATCCGAGCCAAGCGCAAGCGATTCTTGACGATCCCCATTGATCCAAGGGCACACGGAAAGAGTGCCGCTGACTTCGCCAGCAAGTTCGGGAAACTCTTTGCCGTCAAGGGTGTGCTGGCAATCAGTGATGGGGAAGGCGGAATCAAACCCATCTATGCCCTTCGTAAGTCAGTCACGCACGCCCCATGGCCGGGAGCTTTGCCGCCAGAAAGGGAATACGTCGAAGCGTTCGCGGACGCCGCAATCCGCCACATCATCTCCATCATGGAAACTTAGCCTAGACTAAGATTTTTAGCCTAGGTTAAGATTTTATTTGACGGGGTTGATTGTTTCGGGTAATTCCGGCGCAGATGCTTGCCACGGAATCAATTCAATCCGGTTTCTCCGCTGAGATTTCAGCCGTGGAATCGTCGATTGTTTACTTGCCGGAAGGTGTCCACGAAATCTCCGCCACCGTTGACGGCAAGCCCCAGAAGCGCAAAGTCACGGTTGACGAGCGTATCCTTGCCGGGTTCTCGGAAGACTTGAAAGCCCGCCAATCCCGAAACGTTCGCCCCTTTGGTGGATTCGATCACAAGGAAGGCCCGGCTTCATTCATCCCCCTTGAGTTTCGCTACGAGCGCGGAACGGGATTGATCCTCGACGTTGAGTGGACCGCCGCAGGACGCGCAGCAATCGACGGCAAGGATTACAGCTACTTTTCCCCCACGTTCTCCCTCGCTAAAGGCAAGGGCATTCCCGTTGGCCTGCTCAAACGCGGCGAGGTGGGATCACTCGTCAACGAACCAGCCTTTGAAGAAATCGAACGCATCGCAGCCTCACACACCGAAACCATGGACATCCAACACCTCATCGAACTCGGACTCGTCGAAGCGGGTCAAGACCCCGACACCGCGTTAGAAGCCGCGAAAGCCTCGCTTGCGACCCTCCGCGAAACCGCCTCAACCGTCGAATCGGTGCAAGCCGCTGCCACCACCGCAACGGAAGAAGTCAACGCCGCCAAGGTTGAACTTGAAACCGTCAAGGCCGCAAACGTCGAACTCACCACCGAACTCGAAACCCTCAAAGCCGCCAACAAGCAAGCCGTTGAAGACGCTGCCGACAAAGCCATTGAGGAAGCCGTTCAAGCTGGCCGCATCCCCGCGCAAGACGAGGAAACCAAAACCTTCTGGCGTGATTCAATTCTCGCCAAGCCTGACAGCGCAAAAATCCTCGCTGCTCTCCCCGGCAAAGATGCACTGAAAGGTGAAACCATTCTGGCAGGCCGCAAGACCGCAGACGATGACAAGCCGAAAGGAATGGACGCCGTGCAAGCCGCATTCAAATCCGAACTAGAAGAACTCACTAAGTAACATCTAACACTTTACCCTAAACCACCATGCCTAATAACCTTACTCTCCTTGACCTCGCCAAGCTCAACGGCTCTGATAAAGTCGTTGGTTTGATCGAAGAAGTCGCCACCGTCGCCCCCGAGGTGACGATCATCCCGGCTCGCACGATTCGCGGAACCAGTTACGATACCGTGATTCGCAACTCCCGCCCAACCGTTGCATTCCGTTCCGCCAACAAAGGAACCGACGCCACCAAGTCAAACTTCACCCCGCGCAAGGTTGAGGCGTTCATCCTGTCTTCCCGCGTGGAGGTGGATAAGGCCGTTGCCAAAGCCTACGAAGACGGACCGGACGCGCTCATGGCAATCGAAGCCGCTGGCGTAATGGCAGCCGCCCTTGTCACCGTTGGCTCTCAAACCATCTATGGCGATGCTGCAACCTCACAAGGCTTCTTTGGCCTGCAAGCCCTCGCAACCGCGCTTGATGCTGTCATCACCGACGCAGGCGGAAGCACCGCTGGAACGGGTTCTTCGGTTTATATCATCTCCGCAGGAAATCAAGGCGTTCAATACGTTTACGGCACCGGAACCACGTTTGACCTCTCGCCCTTCCGCGAAGGTGACGCTACCGACGCAGACGGCAAACGATTCGCGGCTTACATCGCGGACCTCACCGCATGGGTTGGTCTTCAATGCGTCAACAAGCACGCCGTTGCCCGACTCAAGGACTTCACCGAAGATTC